ATAGCGTTGATCTGGACTGGATGAAGACAGACACCGGAGCGGCAAACGCGAAAGAAGATGCGAGGCTCCTCCTGATGTCGGCCGGTGCTGGCGTTGGCACCATGGTTCACTACTTCGGTGAGGGTGGGGACGCCAATCTTGCCACAGCCCAGTCGATGGAATTGCCGATGGTGAAGTCCTACGAGGATTGGCAGCAATTCGTCGAGGACTTCCTGCTCGGCTGGTTCCAGTATGTTCTGGAGATCGCTAACAACGTTGTTGACGATGAAGGTGAACGAGAGGTCGAGGACGAACTAAAACGAGTCGGGTTCTCCTTCCCACCGATCGTGAGCCAGGATGTTGTCAAGTACACGACCTCGTGGAGCCAGATCGTTCGGGACATCGCTCCGAACAACATGGCGGTTCGTACTCAAGCCATCCGCGGTGTTCTCGCCATCATGGGTGTTCCTAACATCGATGGTCTGATGCCAGAGATTGAAGCTGAGATGCAAGTTGCGGAACAACACCGCATTGAGCAGCAACAGGCGATGGCAGATCTCGCAGCTCAGGCAGCTGATGCTGCTACACGACCGCCTGTGGCTGGACAGATCCCGAACGCGGGACTAGATCCTAACACCAAGCGGATCGTGGCGGGAAAGCCTGAGAAGGTAGCGAATGGTCCGAAGAGCGCATGAGCCCGGTATTCGTGAGCTTACGGGACCCGGCTCGGCATTCCTTCACCCTGGAAGCAGTTCCTTTGGACTGGCTGACGGAGGACAACTTGAACGATCTTTCGTGGCTCTTGGGCGACGAGTTCGTTCTGACCTCATACGTCTCGCTGATGATCTTGGATCCGGTACTATTGGTGTTTCGGGATACGTTAACCGCGCCCGTGCTACCATCAGAACTGGATACTTCACTGCCTATTCACTAGGGGCCATCTCGATCTTCCCGTTCTACACGATCACGGATCGAGACATTGCGGTCCTAGATCGGGAGCTGGATGAAGAAACGGGGTTCCTGCGTAAATTCGCGTCTGATATTCGATCTGGTCATCTTGACCTTAATCCTACTAGGCGTTCTGGTCTCTACTTACTGGCTCTTAGAGGCATCTTTGAGGTCGGTCGAGTAGCGGCACTACCAGCTGGTCCATTCAGTTGGAAACTCGGCGACCAAGAGCATTGTGTATCTTGCGTTGAAGCTAGCGTGGATGGACCATACCAGAAAACGCGGTACAGCGGCCTAGGACTTCCTGAACTCCCAGGGGCACCTGGAGATGGATCGGTTTGTCTCGGCCTCACCCGCTGTGGCTGTCGGATCGTTATGGCGAACGGAACACCGTTGCCAAATCAGGACCTGGCAGATAGAATGCGAGGGCTGCTACTGGAGGTTATGAATGGGTTTAGCGGCGCTGCTCCAGACTCCTGATCTAAACGAAGAGCATGAGAGCCTCAAGAGTGCCTTTCTTGAGCTGACTGGTTACGGCTCACATGATCTGCTTTCTCTGAACTACGACACTCATACTTTCCTCACCGTCAATGGAGGATTGTACCGAGTCAATGACGATGGCACGGTCGAACATCTCGACGGACCCCCTCCAGATGTGGAAGATCGTTTCGAACTTTAGGAGGAAACTCGTGGCAACCAAGGATCCCACTGTCACCCCCACCGCTGAGGAAGCTGAGGAGAGTGACATCAGCACCGAGGGAGAGCCTGCTCAGGATCCCACGGAAGAGGTCGCTGAGGAAGAGGCGAAGAAGCCCACGGCCATTTCTGGCAAGGGTGATCATCTCGCCGCGTTCCTCAAGGCTTCGGGCTATAAGGAAAGCGCCGTCGATGGCCAGAACAACAAGACCCGTACCTTCGTTACCACGAACGGTGGGAAGTACCAGCTCCTGAAGAGCGGCAAGGTTCGCACCCTCAGCGGCCCCGCCTACCCGAAGGAAGTCGCTGGCGAGGAATAGAACATGCCCTTCGCTGGCTACGATGATTTCGCAGCATGCGTCCGGGCAAACTCCAAGAAGAAGGATGCCAAGGCGTACTGCGCAACCATCATGAGAAAGGTGGAGAGTATGGAGCCTCGGAAGGTTAGCGAGGTCATAGATGCCTCTGAAGCCGTCTTCACCAAGGATGACGACACTGGCAAGATGTCAGCGCGGATCAAGGTCATCCAGGCCGGGAAGGCGAAGGGCAAGAACCGCAACTACTCGTCGAGGTCGCTGAAGAAGGCCGCTCAGGAAGGCATCTACGACGGGATCCGCATGTTCGTGAACCACAGCGACAAGCCGCCCACTCGGCGAAACATGGGCGAGCTCGTCTCGGCTGTGGAAAGCACCGAGTATGATCCCAAGGCCGACGCGATCTTCGGCACGGTCGAGTTCTTCGACGAGAAGTTCTACGACTATGCCCAGAGGGCAAAGAAGCACATCGGAGTTTCCGCCGATCACCGGATCCGCGTCAACTACGTGAAGGAGGGCGCTCAGACCATAGAAGACGTTCAGGAGATCGTCGGAGCTCACTCGGTTGACTGGGTTGTGTACCCGGCTGCTGGCGGTGAGATCGTTTCATTCGCACGGGAAAGTGAAGGAGAGAACGAGGTGGAGTGGACCGATATCACACTCGACCAGATCAAGGAGCACGCTCCTGATGTCCTCACCGCGTACAAGGCAGAACTGAAGGCGCAGGAGACTGAGCCCGATCCGCCTGAGGATCCGCCCGAGGACCTGAACCGCAAGAAGAAGGTTCAGGAAAGCGTCACGATGAGCCGAGAGGACATCGAGAAGCTCGTCCAGGAGCAGGTCAGCACGATCACGACTCAGGCTGAGGATCGTCGAACCAAGCAGACGACCGCGACCAAGCAGGTTCGTGAGTTCGTCGCGAAGTCGGGACTTCCGCCGCGGACCCAGGCTCGCATCGTCAATCACTTCGCGGACGAGCTCTCGTACAACGAGAAGGCCGTTCAGGAGTCTGTGGACGAGGCGAAGGCGGAGCTCGCGGAAGCGGGCAAGGGTCCTCGCATCACCAATCAGGGCGCAACCACCTCAGGGAAGGAGGGCGAAAGCTCCGCGACGGTTTCCGTTCGTGAGAGCGTCGAGGCACTGTTCATCAAGCCGAAGGCCACTACCGCTGCATCTCAGAAGGAGAGCTAACCGATGGCCCGCACATTCGTTCAGGCCGGCACCCGCAAGCAGTTCACGCCGACCGTCGCCCATAAGGCTGGCGATCTGGCCTACGTGGATGGCTTCTATGGCGTTAGCCAGGATGATGCTGTTTTCGACAGCTTCGCGCCGTCGGCAGCCGCTCGTGATCACGTGATCCTCCTGGAGGGCGTTTGGGATCTTCCCGGCAACAAGTTTGACGCCTCGCTCATTCCCGCCGGTGCTAAGATCTACGCTCAGCCGACGCTCTCGGCCACCAGTCTTCGATTGTTCCAGAACACGGCTTCGCTCGGCCCGTCGGCTGTGGCGATCGGTCGAACTTGGGCAACCGTTGCTGCTGGTGCTTCCTACGTTCGAACGCTTCTGTTCGGCGGACAGAACCCGTACTAGTCTGAGGAGGACACATCAAGATGCCCCCGGTCAACGCCCTTGGGCTTCCGGCCGGCAAGCATATCCGGATCTTCGATGCCTATATCGAAGCGAAGGAAGCTGCCGACCGGGGAGAGCTCGACGCTCAGGAGGCGATGTCGACATCCGACTTCGCCACCTACATGGGCAAGCTGGTTCGACACACCTTCCTGGATCGTTACCAGGAAGTTCAGGGTGTCTGGGATCAGTACACCCGAGACGTTCCGCTCGAAGACTTCGAGGAGTACACGCAGTCCAGCTTCGGCCGGTTTGCTGACATCCCGGAGCACGCGCTGAACAGCGAGTACCCAGAACTCTCGATCAAGGAACTGCCGAACGGGCCGATCCGCCTGAAGGAGTGGGGAGCCGCGTTCTCCGTCACTCGTCAGCTGATCATCTCCGACCGGCTGAACAAGATCGCTGAGATGCCGCAGCTCCTCGCTGAGGCTCTTGCTCGCACCATGAGCAAGCAGGCCGCGATCACCTGCCTCCAGAGCAACCCGACGATGTGGGATGGCAACGCTCTCATCAGCGTCGCCCACGCGAACCGCGTGACCACAGCCCTCGCAGCAACCGTTCAGGGCGCAACCGACCTGATGACGCTGGACCTCAAGTTCGACGACATCGTGGACGATGAGGGTTACAACGTCATCACCCCAGGTGGGCGCACCCTCTTGATCCCGACGGAACTCCGCTGGGTCGTGAAGGCGCTCAACCAGAACTCACTCCTGCCGAACGGGTCGAGCCAGCTTGAGGCCAATCTGGTCCAGGGCTACTTCGACAACGTGATCATCGAGCCGTTCTTCACGGACGCGAACAACTACTACGTCCTCAGTGATCCGACTGGTCGTCTCTCGCCGATCGCCGCGATCAACCTGAACGGGAACAAGACCCCGTTCATCGGCCTGAAGGATCCTGGGGTCAAGGCGATCCTGGGTGGGAACGATCCCTACTCCTTCGAGTTCGATGAGGTCAAGTACAAGATCCGTCACGACTTCAACTTCCGAGCTGTTGAGTGGCGCGGGATCGTCGGTGCAATCGTTCCGTAATGGAACTAGACTCGTGCTTCGGCACTAGAAAGGAAACAGGTGGCGGCAATGACGTTCCGGATCTCCCTCGGGATGATCGTCCGGAATGAAGGGCGTACCCTTCAAGCGTGTTTGGAGTCGGTGGCTCCCTTCGTTGACGAAGTCGTAATTGGCTTCGGAGGGGAGTCCACCGACAACACGCAAGAAATCGTCAACAACTGGCGAACTGAGAATCCCGAGAAGTTCTTCGCGTTCATGATCGATTGGACGGATGACTTCTCGGAAGCTCGGAATAAAGTCCTTGAGAAAGTCACAGGCGACTACTTCCTGTGGCTCGACGGGGATGATGAACTCATCGGTGGCGAACACCTCGCGGATCTGGTTAGAAATAACCCGAACGTAGATGCGTTCTATGCCGGCTATAACTACGCGCAGGACGAGAGCGATAACTGTATCTGCTATCTCGTTCGGGAGCGCCTGGTTCGACTACAAGATGAGTTGCCAGACCGTGGTTGGAAATGGATCGGCAAGGTTCACGAGGTCCTTGCTGCTCAGAACTTCACCGAGAAGGCCCAACTTCTCCAAGAAGTGGTGGTCAAGCACCACAAGCCACCCAACAAGCACGGACCCGACCGAAACATCGAGATCCTCTACAAGCAGCTTGAAGAGCAAGAACCCACCCCAGATCCCAGGATCCTAGGGTACCTTTGCACTGAGAATGCCGGTCGAGGAAACTTCAAGGAAGCCATTCTTCATGGTAATCGTTTCATCAGGGTGAGCGGTTGGCAAGAAGAGCGGTACCAGATGCAGCATCGCATTGCTGATATGTACCGCGTAATGAAGGACTTCCCGAAGGCGATCGAGTCGGACATGAAAGCCATCGAGATCCAGCCAGACTGGCCC